CTTTTTTTGGTTTCGGGATCGAGCAAACGGAAATAATCTGCAAGCCTTCCAAGCGTTTCCGAAAAAGCGTCTGCAATTTCGTTTATATTATAGACTTTATTTATTTCAGTTCCTATCGTCGCAAAAAACTGCTTTAACGCGCTTTGCGCATTGTTTACCGCGTTCGCAATTCCACCCTGTACGCGCTCTGTTTTTGCAAGCCCCTGCGTGATCTTGTCGATAAACTCGTCCGCTGATACGCCCGCATCACGTAAAGCATCCGCGCTAATAGTGCCAAATGTATCTTTAATCGTTTTAGCAAGACCGGGCATATTTTCAAGAATGACGCTTAGGTCTTCTTGCAATATTCTGCCCTTAGATGACATCTGCGAGAATTGACGCGTAACGCTGTCAAGTTGATCGGCGCTTCCACCGGACGCGGCTAAGGCGTTAGCAAGCTCGGCAATAGTTACCCGCGCCCGCTCTGCTGAAAATCCTACCGACTGCAAACGAATGGAGCCCTTAACGGCTTGTTCCAAATCAATACCAGGAGCAAGCGCAATTTGACGGAGCTTTTCAAGTTCTGCGGCTGCTTGTTCGGTTGTATAGCCGGCATTGCGCATCGTGGTATTTAGCGCCTTGTCAAGCGTTTCAAAATCGCCGGCGGCCTTAATTGCAGCGGCTCCAATGCCAACCAAAGGCAATGTAAGCGACATAGATAGGCCATCGGCCATTCCGCGTAGTTGCTCGGCTGATTTTCTCATCCGCGCTTCCACTTGCCTCATAGAGCGGTCAAACTCCCTAAAATTTACCGCTATTCGTACATTTAAGTCGCTAACTGCCATTAGTTTACAATTCGTTTAGTATTAGATTCAAACATTGCGAGCATCAACTCGGCTTGTTTTTTTAACTCTGCCTCCGATACCTTTATGCCTTTAAACTTACTTTCCTCCCATCCGAAGCGGCCTAAATCGGTGGGCTTTATACGTTTTTTGCCTGTGTGCGGCAATATAGCCCAGTACCCAATTTGACGCGCTTGAATCCAAGATTCCTTCATTTGATCATTCTTCGCCTTGACCATTGCCGTAAAATACCGCGGCGAAGTATTGTAAAAGTCATCCTCCGACAAACCAACCCAAGCCGCCGTTTGTTCAAGCGACTCCCAATCCGTTAGGTTGTCGGTTGAGGCTCCCCCGATTGCGCTTCATCTCCTTTCGCTTTCGGCATTGACTCCGCAAAAAGCTCCATTATTTTAGCGATTGTATCTCCGGTAAGCCAGTCTGCAACATCTTCAACCGATCCGGCAAAAGGCTTTTTTGTTGCTTTACCACCGTTTAAAAATCCTGAAAATGCAAGATCGGCAATAAAGCTAATCTTAATTTCTGCCTCACCGCCTTGAATGGAATCCGAAAAATCCCGTAAGGCTGTACGGCCTGTTAATTTTTCGTAGTGGTAAAGTGCGCCAAATCCGAATTTGATAGGCGTTTGAGTTCCGTTAAAATCTAAATAATTGACCATAGTTCAAAAAAAGAAATAAGGCCCGACAAAAGCCGGGCCAAGCATTAAGGATTTGTTGTTTCAGAAAGTGCGCCTGTTCCTACAAAAGTGAAATCGTAGGTTACGTTCTCGTCCACTCCGGACGAAGATGCGCTTAAGCTTGTAAGCATACCAGTACCGGAGTAGATCTTATCGCCCGATACGGTCGTACCCCATTTGATTGTTGCCGTCGTGCCGCCATTAATCAGGGCGTACAAGTCATCAAAAGTGTAGGTGCTGTCCCAAGCGAACATGGCGCTACCGGACATTTCCCACGACAACCGGCCGGGAAGCTGACTGCCCCACGAATCGGTATCTTTGCAAGTGGTGTCGCGAGGCGACATTGAGATGCTCAAATTGGCATCTACGAGGCAAGTAATGGTCGCGGCTCCGACTTGTATTACTGCCAAACGGGAATTTAAAACGCCTGTTGTTGGCATAATGGAATTTATTTAGAACGTGAAAAGGATTTGGGCGGTGTAGGTATTGTTATTTCGTCAGCGATTGACGGCTCGAACGTTTCAAGGGCGGCTGCTTGCTCTTCGGTTAAAGGTGTACAAGCATTACCCGCTAACGCGTTTTTTCGGCAAAGTGTAAAGTCTGCAATCGGTTTTATTATACCCTGATCTAACAAGGCCTTTGCGTCTGCCCCTAAACGAACGCAATAGCCAGGTAAATAGATTTTCCCGCCGGCTGACTGATCTACCCATTGTTTGATAAATTGGTATCTGTCCATTATTTTTTTAATTGAATAGCGTTTAAGCGTTCTTGCATTTTAGCGACCTCAACGGCCAAATCTTTCCGCTCTCGATCGCAATTAACCAAAAGCGCGTTTAAGTCTTCAATTTTGGATTCCAACTTTTTTTCAGTCGATCCCCACATATTGAAAAAGAACCAAGTAGAGCCAACGAAAAAAATAACCGAAAGTCCTTGATCTTTTAGTTTAGCGGCGAAGAGGTCGTATAGTTGTTGCATTTGTTTATTTGGGTATTTGTCTTAAAATCTTTTTTTCGGTCGCTTAAAATTGTCTTCAATCCAAGTAAAGCAAACCATACCGGCCATAAATCCAAAACCGGCAAACGTTCCAAAAAGCGCGTACTTTAAAAATTCCATCATCGCTTTGCCACCGTTGCGGGCCGAATAACATAATCAGTACCCAATGAATACCAGTTGTTTCCATTTTGGAAAAACTCAATAAAGCCTTCACTATCCCACTCCGTTAGGCGAAGGTAGCCAGGTGAGTAATAGGCGCGCTTCCAAGTGCCTGCTGCCTTTGTAAATGACCACTGCAGCCGATCTAAACCCTGCACTTTAACCACTCTAAAAAATATAGTCGTTTGTTGGGTGTAACCTTTGAGTGTCCACGTTTGTAGCGTTAAATCCTTTTGGCCTGTCGTGTCAAACAAAATTACTCTGTACGCTTGTTCTATTTGGTTGCCATCTCGAATCATCCTGCCTATTTCGGCTCGGTATTTCTGAACCGCCCGCATATCTGCTACACGCCTGCCTATTTCCTGCGCTGATAACTGCCTAAGTGCTTGTACCTGCTGTACTGTATCGGTGATGGGTACGTCTGTTTGCGTGCGCTTGCCTTGATCGTCGATCGTCAAATGCGTAAGGTATAACCCCTGCGCTGTGGGCGTGATAAAGGTGGTGTCTGTAATTATTGTTTGCGCTTGCATTTGTAGCGCTGTTAGGAGTAAGGTAAATATTGATGTATTTTTCATTGTATGTCTGTTTTTTTTAGTGAAGGTCTACCCACGCGCCACCAGCGCGAACTTGTAGTTTATTGTCGGTTGTGTTGTAAATTACCAGCCCATCGGCAGGTGTGGCAATTGCATTGCGTTCGGTTGTGGTCATTCGTGGGAATAAAATGCCGCCCGTTGTACTTGTTACTGTTAGTATTGCGGATGCATTAGGCGCGTTCGTACCCATTGCAATCCTCCCATCGTCCCGAATCATTAGCGCGTTGTTGTTCCCAGCGCTGTTGTGGAATTGTGCTGTCCAAGTGGAGGAGCTGGTTCCGGAGCCTACAACGTGGAGGCGGGCAACATCAGAAGTAGTACCTAATAATAAATTTCTATTGGTGCTTGTAAATCTTACAATTTCGGCTGTTCTGCCTGAATTAAAAATTATTAAATTATTGCCAGCGGTGGAAAATTCTACACCTCCAGAACCTCCGCGCCTTGCAAATTCATTACTACCAAAATACCAAATACCATTATTTGAGGCATACATTCCAAGAAATCCTAACGTCGAGGAACCTACGTTATAGGTATTATTTAAAGAAGGTCTAATATCACCAGATACTGTTGTTAATCCAGCCAATGTGCTTGCTCCTTGAACGTGAAAGGCTGTACTTGGAGATATAGTGCCAACTCCTAACCGCTTATTTGTATTATCCCAAAACAATCCATTGTCCCCGCTTTGCGTTTGTGTGCCTGTCCAAAAAGATACTTGTCCGTTAGCCCCGCTTCCGGTAACATCGTCGCTCGGATTTGTATCCACCGTAACAGTGCCGCCACCATTTGACAAAGTGAGAGTATTTGTGCCTGTTGAAAGCGTTTGTAGCTCGTTTGTAGTACTTCCATCTATTTCCGTACCTGTGACTGTTATAATTGTACCAGCCGTTCCCACGGTATTAATACCAGCGCCTGCAATAGTTAGCGACCCGCCCGAATTGCTTAGTGTTGCGGTGTTTGCTGCTACTGATAGCGTTTGCAGCTCGTTGGTACTGCTTGAATCTGCTGGAGTTTGATTTGACCAAACGCCAGTACTCGCGTTATAAATTAGCGTTTGTCCTGTGGTTGGGCTTGTTAGTTGTACGTCGTTTATTTGATTAAGGTCGGGAAAGTGCGAAGGTCTGATAAATAAAGTACCATTTGAAGGATGCGCATGAATCACAGTCGCGATTGGTACTTTAAGGTTTGGAGCGGCTGGTTGCACCTTGGTTAAGTATCCGGGTGTTGCAGCACTGCAAAAAAGAACATCATCATCCACCCAAGTCTCACCAAAGTTTGCGCCGTTGGTTTGTATGCCTCCAATCTTGCCAAAGTGCTGTACTTTGCCGTTCGCGTTGTTGCCTATTGTTTGTGCTGTTATTCCAAGAATGTACTCACTATTTACCGTTCCATCAGCAATGGCCGGAGCGATTAAAATACGGCCTGTATTACCTGTTGTGCCTGCTGCCATTACAGCTCTGCCAATTGTGATAGGTGTGCCGGTAGTGTTGCGCGTGTTATAATATGCCGACTCCATTAAATGTCCTGTAACTGCGCCCTGATCGGTCACTAAATCTACCGTTTCTTCGGTTGCATTCCAAGACATTGTACCTGCTGCGCCATCTGTGTTTGAGCCTGTGCGGAATCGTAGAATATAAAGCGAATCCAAAATAATAGAATTACTTTCAATTCGGATGCCAGCGCCAGCGGTGTAGGTTGCCCCTTCATTTATCCAAACCCAAGCGGAACCAGTCCAGTAATACAACTCTGGATCTACACAATTATTAATTACAATCTTACTATCACCTTTCGTGGGAGTGTATGCCGGTGCGCTGCATCCTGCAATTTCTTCGATGGTGTTCCCGAGTAACTGCCATCCTCCGGGAGTGTTAAAGTGATACCATTTGCCTGTGATTGTGTCAATGGCAACTCGTGAAGTGCGAGCGGGAGGTGTAAAGCTGGGAGCGCCGTTAGTATAGCTGATGCCAGCTCCATATGTAATGTTATTTTGTGCGGAAATTTGCGGCAAACTGCAAAAAAGCGCGGCAATTATTAATATATATCTCATCCAAATACAATTTTTAAAATTCCGTAAGGGAGGCCGTAGAAGTTATTAGCCGTCAAAAAATAAAGGTCGCCAACGTTCAAACCTGATGCGATCGCGTCGGCGTCCGAATCAAAAAAGCGTACTTTGATCGATGGTAGTGGGCCGTCGGGATTAACTATCATTATTCTATCATTTTAACGACCCCATAAGGGAGCCCGTAGAAGTTATTGATTGATAAAAAATAAAGGTCGCCCGATTGCATACCGGCTGCGATCGCGTCGGCATCGTGGGTGAAAAAACGACCGTACACGGGCAATGGCGGGCCGACTGCGTTTTGTCGATTGACGCGGATTGTATATTGTGCAATGTGGCAATGATAGCCCGAGTCGTTGTCGTAAATTTGGCGGACTTGTTCGTATCTAATACCGTCAATGCTTGTTAGTTCGAGTTGGAATGTAACATCGCGTCGAAAAAAGTCTATTGCCTGCCTAAATGCCTCCTCTGCTTGGCGCGCTTCGTCAAATGTCGTCCCCCAAATCGCTACCTCAGTTAAAACGTTATCTACCCAACTTGCAGCCGATTTGTTGTGCGCTGGATTGGAGCCTACTACCGTAACAACAGCAAAAGGAAGTGCCGCGTTTTGAGGCGCTACGACCGGATACACGCGCGTACCAAAGATGGCGAACGCGTCGGTATTATCTGCTATTATTTTTCGGATCGGGCCTTGAACGTTCATTGTACTTTTTTTAGGCGTTTGATTTTGGCTTTTAAGCCCTCTACAATCGTTTTTTGTGTGCGCTCCTTCATCATTATCCATGTAGGCAAAATAAACGGCCTGGGCGGTGTGTGGCGCGTGCCTTTCTCAATCATGTGAGCGTAGTATCCGTCAGTTTTGCCGAATGGCCCAAAAACCCCCTGAGCGGTTCCCTTTGCTAATTTAGCGCCGACAAAAACGGCGTACTTGCTTTGCCTAAACCGTAGCACGTCAAACGACGCCGCGAGGTTGCCCGGATAATAGGTCGCTACTACATTGCCACGACCCTTTGGTGCGCGTATACTCTTAACGAGCTTTGCAGTGCTGTATCGTTTGTGAACTTTGCGTCCGTGTGGCGCTGCCCGGTAAAGAGCGGCTACTACCGGCTTGGCTGACTTGGTTAAAATAGCGCTTGTCCCGCGCTTGGCGTTGCGCGCTATCTGCCTAAATTCTTTTAACAGCTCCTCAACTTCCTTTGCTAATTGTTCGTTCATTCTGTTACCTGCGTTTCAAGTATTAAACGATCGTTTCTGCCTTGCTCGGATATTCGAATTATATCCCAGTTATCGCCGTTGTAAACAATCCGATCAATAACCGTTACGTCTGTTTTACGAATCTCGAAGTTTGCCCGGTTGGTTGCATAAACCGCGCCTTCTGTTACATCTTCGCGAACTCCGCTTTTTGGGTACATAACAGCCGCCCAAACAGTTAGCAAGTTAGACCACGTTTCCACGCGTTCGCCGGTTGCGTTTTCAACAAGCGCGCGCCGTTGGATTGTTACTTGGCGGTCTAATTTGCCTATCGTTTCCTTTTTGTTGCGCATCATATCACAAAACGAGTATAGGGTGACATAAAGCGCTCGGATGCGCGTATAACAGCGTCCGACGGTGAGTCGGTGCGATTTTCGTAAATGTCCGCTAAGATCAAAAATACTGCAATCTTTAAATTGGCAGGAACCGCCGCCGCGTTCGCATATCCAGTCGAATATGTGACCTTTACCTGGAATGGCTCTGCGGTTGCGTTCCATCCATCTACCGGAACGACTACTCCCCTTTGACTTTGTGTGTGCTTCTCAATAACATATTCACTTGATGCCAAATTGGTAAAAGTCGCCGGATTCGTACTGATGGAATACCCAATAGACGTCAGCGCACTAAATGGCGCGTAGGTTAAATTAAACGGCTGGTCATCGTCCGGAAAGCTCCGGTAAGTTTCCACTACCGTCGCGCCCAAAAGTGACATTTGGCAGTACTGTTCGACAAAACGAATTGCCGCCCGCAAATAGGCCTCTATGATAGTATCCTCAGCGCTCCCCGTAACGCGCAAATGCGTTTTAGCCTCATCAACGGAAACGGGCAAGGAGGAAGAGTAAGTTAGCTCTATTGCGGACGGCAAATATTTCATTTTATCGCTTTGTTGCTTTT